ATAAAACAGTCCCTCTCACTCTTATCGCGGACGATGAGGTACTTATGGTCGTTGCTGACTCAAGTGACATTAACAACACTTTCTTTTCTGCACCTTAATAAGCAGAGAGGTAAAGGTAAGTTTGTATCAAAGACTTACATTGTGTTATAATTAGTTATTAAATCGAAGGGGGTCCTCTTTAACCTTTGTACCTCATTCGTAAAAACAAAATTCAAAAAAGGAAAAATATGAATATCGAAGATAAAGAATCCCCGGCTAGCTGGGCCGAATTAGATTTATCTAATCTAGACAAACCAGACAGTGAAGAAATTGAGCTAATTGAGACTAGTGGAGAAGATAATTCAGACTCACAATCTGAACTCAGAAGCAAAAATGAAGCTGAAGATAATAATGAAGACGAAGACAACGAAAAAGCAGTAAAAATCGACCCTAAAAAACCTAGTAGGGCTCAAGAACGCATCCGCCAGCTAGTAAGAGAGAAAAAAGCTTACGCAGCTAGGGCTGCCGAGTTAGAAGAAGCCCTTAACCACTCTAAAAAGAGTGAGTTTTACACTAAAAAAGCTTCGGTTGACACTCTAAAGTCCTCTTTTGAAAGCACAATTGCTTCAAAAACTTCTCAAGCATCTGCTGCTCTAAGTTCTGGAGACTTTGATACTTACACACAGCTCTCAAACGAACTAGTTGAACTAAATGTAAAGAAAACTGCCTTAGGTTCTTGGAACGAACAAGAGCCAGAAGCTCTAAAGTCTGTTAAACAAGAAGAATCTAATGAAGATAACTCTTACGATGAAGATCTAACGGTAGAAGAGCGTCTTTCTAAAGCTAACATTCCAGAAGCTGGTGTTGACTGGATCAAAAAGAACCCTAAGTTTATCCAAGACGAAACCTTTAGGAACTTTTCTCTTGCTATTAATAACGAGTTAATTGCAAAAGGTGAAGACCCAGAAACAGACGAGTTTTACGAGGCACTAGATAACCGTCTACAAGAACTAAACTTTAAATCTGGTGCAAGACTAAATAGGAATAAGACAGATGGCCCCGCTTTAAAGGGAAACTCCTCGACACCTGTAAAGAATAAAAACGGTAGAGTAACTGTTACTTATACCCAACAAGACAAAGATACAGCTGAACGTTTAGGGGTTCCTTTAAAGGAATACATGAAACAAAAAGTAAAAACAGACCAACGCTCTGAAGCGGGCGGATGGGCGAAAGCCTTTAACGGTTAAAAAAAGGGGACATTTGAAAATATTATGACAACAAATAACACAAGAGCCGAATCAACTAGAGTCAATGAAGCGCGTGACTATACGCACATGCCACCTAACCAAATGGAAATCCCTGATGAGATCTTTGCTAAGTTCAAAGAAGCAGGTTTTTCCCTTCGTTGGGTAAGAATTCTTCTAGGTGGTGAAGAAGATTATAAGAATATTGGTATTAAACAAAAAGAGGGTTACGAGTTTGTTACCCTTGATGAGATTGGGGGAAGTATCCCAATGGTTCGCCTTTTTAGTACAAAGAACCACAAGAATCTTGTTACTGTTGGTGACGTTGCTTTGGCAAAGATACCGCAGTATAAGGCCGATGGTCGTAGGCGTTACTATGATGAAAAAGCTAGAGAACTAGACTCTTCTGCTCGTCGTGAAATTCAACGATCAGGGGATCAAAAAATGGATAAATTAACTCCGCTCTTTGATCGTTCGGACACAAAAGTACAAGTCCGTTCTTTTAAAGAAGACGAGTAACATTAACTTTCTCCCAAGGATAAGCCTTTACTAAACTGCAATTTAAACGGGGAAAGTTTTTAAAACAAAGAAAAGAGAAAAACGAATATGGCACGTAATGGTCTAAACCCCGTTCGAATTGCTGGTGGTGGTTACAACACTGGTGGCGTAAATGCTTATGCTATTGCTAATGGTACTTTGACTGCTGCCCTTTTTAAAGGCGATCCAGTCATGCTTTCTGCTGGAACAGTCGTTCCTAGTGGTGGCACACAAACAAAAGCTCTCGGCGTAATCCGTGGCTTCTTCTACATGGATGCTTCAAATACTGGTAAACCCCGTTTTACGGATCAGGTCCCAGTAAGTGTGTCTTCCTATAACTCCCAAAGTATTGATGGTTTCACCTCACCTGTTGCTTATGTTGTGGATGATCCAAACGCTACCTTTCAGATTCCTTCCGACGCTACAGTTTCTGCTGGTGACGTTGGTCAATACTTTCAAGTCTCTATCGGCGCTGGTAGCACTCAAAGTGGTATCTCTAATGCTCGACTAAATGTTTCTAGTCGTTCAGCCGTTTCTACTGACCGTCTCGTTAAGGTGATTGGTCTTGCGAAAATGCCTGGTAATGCTTGGGACGCTGCTTCTGATACAGTTGTAGAAGTTCGATTTGTTAACCATCAAAATCGCAACGCAATTTAAAAAAGGAGAAGTATTTTAAATGGCAGCAATTACACGGGGTAGTACATCCCGCCAACTAGAGCCCGGTCTGAATTACATTATGGGTCTTTCTTATAATGAAATCTCAAACGAACATGCGCCCCTTTTCGAAATTGAAAACTCTGTTCGATCTTTCGAAGAGGAAGTGATGTTTTCCATGTTTGCGGAAGCACCAGTAAAATCTGAAGGTGCTTCACTTACTTACGATGACGCAGAAGAACTCTGGACTTCTCGGTATACCCACGAAACTGTAGCTTATGGTTTCCAGGTTACTGAAGAGGCCCTAGAGGATAACCTGTACGACACCTACTCTAAGCTTCGCGCTAAGGGCCTAGGTCGTGGTATGGCTGCGACAAAGCAGACTAAAGCCTCTTCAGTTTTCAACAATGGCTTTAACACTTCTTACCTAGGTGGCGACGGTAAACCTTTGTTTAGCACGACCCACCCAACAGTATCCGCAGGTTCCCAGTCGAACTCAGCTGGTTCGGTTGATCTTTCAGAGACTGCTTGTGAAAACGCTCACATTGCAATTTCAACCTACAAAGATGACCGTGGTATTCTTATTGGCGCTCGCCCAGTAAGTCTCCACATTCCCGCTGACCTACAGTTCACTGCTTACAAGATTCTTAACTCTACCCTTACAACTGTTCCACTGTACGCAAACACCTCCTCAGGTGGTACAGCGGCTGGTGCAGGTGGTGTTACGAACCAGAACTCAACTGACGCGGTACGTTCAATGGGTATCTTCCCAAAGGGTACGTTTATTAACCATCGTTTCACAGATACGAACGCTTGGTTTATTAAAACAGATTGCCCTAACGGAACCAAAATGTTCGTTCGTAAGGGTCTTGAGACCAAGATGGACGGCGATTTTGACACGGGTAACCTACGTTACAAGGCTCGTGAACGGTACAGCTTTGGCTGGTCTGATTGGCGTGGTTTTTACGGCGCTTCTGGTTCAAGCTAAAACACTGTATTTACTTAACTAAGATTAAAGGGGGCTTTTGTTTAAATAGACAAAGCTCCCTTTTTTGTGTGATATAATATAGGGATATACAAGACAAAGCTAAAAATCCATCTATTCGCTGTTAATCCGGGTATGGCCGGGGGAAAGAAATATTAAACAAAATGACTGTAAAATATAATGCTCGAACTTTAGTTTCATCCGCTACCTCAGTAATGAGCCCTTGGATGGCTTTAGATTATCTTTATCGTTCTGTCCAAGGACGGTCAATTGTTTCCAAACAAGACGCTGGCTCAGTTAGTGGCCCAGATGTAGTTCAGTGGCAAGTAACTCCTGACGCCTTTGTTGGTGACCCTAACATAGCTGGTGCAATCAGCACAATTGTAACTGTAACTTCTTATACTACAGCTAGCTTTGCAGCTATTCTTAACGGACCTTGGACGGCTATCCGAGGCTCTAAGTCTGGCGCTGGTGGAACAACCATTTTAAAGGTAATTGCTTAAAATGTCAAGAATTCTTTCACCTATTTTAGTGTCTGGTAACGAGAGTGGTAGCCAACCCCTTTTATCAAGGTTGTTACGGCGGCTGACGCAGTTATCGTAACTACAGTGGGCTTATGTTTAGGGATTTAAACAAAAAGAGAAAACAAAATGACAACTAGTGGAACTTACAACTTTAACCCAACAGGTGACGACCTAATAATGCAAGCTTTTGCTCGCTTAGGAAAAGGTGACGTAAGTGGGTCTGACCTAAGGGACGCTCAACTAGCTGCTAACATGCTTCTTATTGATCTTTCAAATCGTGACGTAATGATTTGGAAACTAGAGCTTTTACAATTCTCCCTTACAGGTGGCACCCAAGAGTACACACTGCCAACCTATGTAGACGGTGTTATTGACTTAGTTTTAAAAGATTCCAAAAGTACAGAAGTATCCCTTCAAAGGCTTTCTCTTGTTGACTTTAATAGAATTTCTGAGAAAAGTACACAAGGCCGTCCAATGCAGTATACTGTAAAGAGGAACATTGATTCTATTGCAATTAAATTTTGGCAGATTCCTAGTGATAATCAATACACAGCTTCATATTGGGCTGTTAAACGAATTGAAGACGTTGGAAGCCTTCGTAATACAGTTGATATGTCCTACCGTTTTATACCTGCTTTTATTTACGGTTTGGCTTACCACCTAGCTTTTACTAGACAAGGTATACCACCACAATATAGACAAGAGTTAAAACAAGAGTTTGAAGACCAGTTAATGAGGGCTAGAGACGACTATAGAGAACGAGTAAGCTGGAAATTCAGTCCAAAGTTAAACATACAAAGGTAAAAAGAAATTGGCTAGTGGGAAATACGCGACAGCAATTGACGACAGAAGCGGGTTTAAGTACCCGTGGAAGGACCTTGTGCGCGAACCAGGGACTGGGTGGATGGTGCACAAGTCTGAGTCTGACGGTCAGTACAGCCTTGTAGACCACCCACAAAATTTTGTTAGGGCTTCACGTACTGAAAGCATTGGTTTAGCTTGGGCAAGACCAGATCCAGCTAACACACCTTATGCTTCCCCACTTGACTACGAATTTGTTTCTGAAACTGTAAGTATTTACTACGATTATGGTTTTGTATCTGAATCTTACATTCTTAGAGAATTGGACTACGAGTCAATAGCTTAATACAAACACAAGCACAAAAAGGACCTTTTAAAAGATATGTCGGCAACACAAGTAAAATATAGGCACGGAACAACAGCAGAACACGCTATCTTTACAGGGGTAAGCGCAGAAATGACTGTTGACACCGATAAAAACACTCTTGTGGTTCACGATGGTTCGACAGCTGGTGGTTTTCCTCTGGCTTTAGAGACCTCTGTAAATGCTGTTAAAACCGATGTAAGCGTTATCCAGACCTCTGTAAGTGCCCACAGCACAGCAATATCTGTCCTTCAAACTTCTGTAAGTGCCACTAACACTCTTGTTTCCGTCCTACAGACCTCTGTAAGTGCACACAGTACAGCGATATCTGTTCTTCAAACTTCTGTAGGTGCCCACAGCACAGCGATATCTGTTCTTCAAACTTCTGTAAGTGCCACTAACACTCTTGTTTCCGTCCTACAGACCTCTGTAGCTGCTTTAAACACACAATCAAACACTCTTGCACCAATCGCCAATCTTACTTGGGCGGCTAACACAGTGCCTTACTTTACTGGAGTCAGTTCAGCAGATATAACAGATTTTTCAGTTGTTGGGAGAACTCTTGTTGGCCAATCTACCCAAGCTTTAATGAGGACAACAGGGCTTGGTTTAGGAACAATGGCCACAGCTGCTTCTTCTGATTACTTGGCCGTGGCAAATAATCTTTCTGATGTCAATTCAGCCACCCTAGCTAGATCTTCACTTGGCCCTGACGGACTGGGTTCACCTCTTAATGCGCGCTTGGAGGTAACTGCCGCATCGGGCGCATTGTCTATCGCGCTGAAGGGAAATAACGGCAGTGATCCGAGTGCAACAAATCCTGTAGTCGTGCCGTTCCGCAATGCGACAGCGACAGATGGCGATGTAGCCTCGATTACTTTGACTGCGGGTGTAGTGCTTACTTTACCATCAGGGGCAACAATGGGTGTTGCATCGTCAAAAGCATTTCGTTTGTGGATTGTTGGGTTTAATGATGGCGGAACTTTCAGGCTTGGTGCAATTAACTGTCTGGAACATACAGCTAATTCTAGTATGACAATTTTCCCGTTGGACGAGGCGGCTCTTACCAGTGCGGTTTCAGTAAGCACGGGGTCCGACAGTGCAGGGGTGTTTTACGCAGGAGCGACTATTACATCTAAGGCAATGCGTGTACTTGGTTATCTTGAGTGGTCATTGTCCGGTCTTACGGCGGGCACATGGACCACGACTAATCTGAATAAAATTCAAGCAATGTCTTCGGGCATGAAGTTGCCCGGTGACATTATTCGCAGACAGTCAATTCAAACATCGACCGAAAAATCCACATCATCTGCCACGCCGCAAATTGTGGATGGTCTGTCAATAGCTTGGGTTATGAATAGTGCCGCAAATTTACTTTGGTCTGGCGTAAATGGGAATGCGCTTGCTGGCGCAACCGGAACCGCTTCTCATGTGGGCGTATACGCAGCAGGTGTCCTCGTTGGTCAAGATGCCGCTGGTTATAATAGCGCAGGCGCTGTGATTTCCTTCTGTGCAATACAACAGTATAGCAAACCAAATTCAGTTTCATCCATCACCTACGACGTAAGAGTTTCAGCGGCTGAGGGTACAGTGAATTTCCCTGAGACTACAAGCATAGCTGGATATGGCATTTTTGAGTTGCAGGAGATAATGACATGATTAAGAAGTTTCACCAAGAAGCGCTAGTCGCGCTACGTCCAGGCGCTGAATGGGCTATGAGCGGTGATAAATATGACGGGATCACATGGCTGGACAAGACTCAACCTAAGCCGACAGAACGTGAGTTTGAGGCAAAGGTGGTAGAACTGAATGCGGAGCCCGCCAAAAAAGAAATAACTTCTAGAGAGATTGCACAAAAGTTAGAAGAAGCAGGTATTTCAGGTTTTACAAAAAGTGTAGAAGGGGGGGTTTAAATTTTTGGCAAGAATTACGAATTATCCAACCCTAGTTACAGCCGTTGTTGATGAGCTTGAAGACTCTTCAACAGAGTTTACAGACTATATTCCTGTAGCTATTGATCTTGCTGAACAACGTTTAACAAGGCAAATAGACACCTACGGTTTAGTCGCAAAAGCCACTGTCTCAACTTCTGCAAGTGACAACCTAATAACTAAACCTTCGGACTATAGGCTTCCTTTTGAATTAATTCAGAAAAACTCAGATGGTTCCATAAACACCTTAGTAAAGGTAACAGATGAATTTATAAACGAATATTGGAATAACCCCACATCTACAAGCGCTGTTTTAAAATATTACGCGGATGAAGGAAAAGATAACTTTGTTATTGCCCCGACACCAACAAGTGCTTATACGCTTATTCTTAAGTATCTTTCTAGACCCTCTGTATTATCAGCATCTAACTTAACAAACTATTATACAGACTTTTGTGGTGATGCCCTTTTTTATGCGACTACAAAAGAAATGTGCAGATTTACAAAGAACTATGAACTAATGCAACTTTATGAAGAAGAAACTTTGAACTCAATTTTGAGTATAAATAATGAAGGCCGTAGAAGCCGAAGGGATGACGACAGAGTTAATATGAACCCTGAAGGTTCCCAAAATATCGTTAAAGAAGGAGGGCACTAAACTTTGGCCACAACTTATACAGACTCTTTAAGACTTTCCCTTCAAGGAACAGGGGACAACGCTAACACTTGGGGTTCCATTTTAAACACAGTATTAGGTCTTGTTGATGAAGCTGTTGCTGGTAATTCAGCTATTAGTCTTACGACAGGTTCCAACATTACTTTAACGACTTTAAATGGGTCCACTGATGAAGCTCGTAAGATGTCTTTAACTCTTTCTGGAACCCCCTCAGCTAATATCAGTCTTATAGTCCCTGCTATTCCTAAGCTTTATGTAGTTGAAATGCAAATCTCTGGTTCCAACAATGTGACCTTAAAAACTTCTTCTGGAACGGGTGTTACTCTTCTTCCCTTTGCAAGCAAATCAACTCACTTTTTCTATTGCAACGGGACAAATGTTTACGAAGTATCTGTCCCTCAAGGTACCATTTCTATGTGGCACAGCTCTATAGCTACTATTCCAAGTGGATATCTTCTTTGTGACGGAACAAACAACACACCGGATTTAAGAGATCAGTTTATAGTTGGAGCTAAAGAGGACAATAGTGGACTAGCAAAAACTTTATTTACGGGTGCTTTAACACAAGCAGGGGGCTCTTACAGCACCCTAACAGGTGCTAGCGGGGCCCATGACCACGGGGCTCTTACTGGTGGTACAGCAATTACAATTGCTCAAATGCCAGCACATACACATACCGTGAGCTATACTAACAATATTTCTTCTAATGGTGTAGAACAAAACGCTATCGTAGGTGGGTCTGTGACGGGTACAAGTTCAACGGGTGGGGGTGGTTCACATAATCACTCAATAACAGCAGCTAGCACCCACTCACATTCTAGCCCACTCCTTCCTTACTATGCTTTAGCGTTTATTATGAGGGTTTAAAAGAGTAATTTGGCAGACAGTTCTGGAAAGTTAACAGCAGTAGACTTTAATATCGGTATAAACCGAAATAACACTTCTTATGTTAACGAAAATACCTTTATAGACGGAGACAAGGTTCGCTTTAGAAATGGTAAAGCGGAGAAGATGAGTGGTTGGGTGGAGTCAAAAGTAGAACAGTACGAGGACTCATCTAAATCTTCTCTCACTGGTGTTGCTCGTGCTGTCAAATCCTTTGTTGACTTAAGATCAAACAAGTATCAAACTTACGGAACTACTAAAAAGATTGAAAATATTCTTAGTGGTCAAATTTATGATATCACTCCTC